TATTGTAGTCCTTGGTGTTGCTCATGTAGCGATCTTGCGCATCGGCCATGATCGCGCGGCCCTTGTCGCCAACGGCTGTCGCGGCTTCCTCTTCCGTCTTCGGCGGAAGGGGCTTGGCTGTGGGAAGAAAACTGCCGCCGCCACCGTCAGTGCCGCCTGCTGGGCCAGGAGCGCCGGCGTTATCAGCGCCGCCTGCTGGGCCAGGCGCGTTGGGGGCGACCGGCGCGCTGGGGGCGACCGGCGCATCAGGAGCGCCAGCGATTTTCGCGCCGCCGCCATATACGTCAGGCGTCTTGGTTTCGCCCAGGTATTTCCGTGAACTGCGCACCGCGTCTTCGCCAACAAGCGGGATATGTTCTCCTGCTTTGTCCTTCTGAAGCCACGTAGCAAAAAGCATGGAACGGCCATCTGCCGTGGTGACCCGATCAAAGCCGGCATTGTCTGTCCAAATGCCGCTCTTTCCGAGATCCACAGCCCGCTGCTGGTTTTCGATGTTCATGCCGCGATTGCCGGCCTGGGTGTGCTCCAGGTTGCCTTCCGCCTGCTGTTCGCCGGCATAAGCCTCCGCGCCCTTGCCCAGTCCTTGCAGAAGGGCGGTGCCGAGGTAGGGACTGTTCGAAGAGGCCATGCCGCCAACGCCGCTCAACAGCGGGATCAGCCAGCTTCGGTTCTGCCCGAACCAATCGCCGCCCTTCTGGCCACCGCCCTTATCGTCCGCAGGCGCCGCATCAGCAGGCTTGCGCGCGAGCAAGGGCGGCGACACTGCGTCCCTGGCCACGGGCAAGGCCTTGGCGACGACAGGATCTGAATCGATCTTAGCCGGCGCCACGGGTGCAGGAGCGCCGGCATTAGTGCCCAGCATGACGTCGTCAGTCGTTGGGTCAGCCATTGTCAACCTCCACCACGAATGTGCGCCGCTTCACGCGCGCGGCGCTCGCGGGCCGCCTCCGTCCTGCCGCCGAGTTGCAACACCGCGTTCGCAATCTCGTTGGGACCGCCGCCATTCCGGATCACGAAAGCGACCCGATCAGGCAGGTTGCCGTAGTTCCAAATGGTCGAGCCGAGGCCGTCGCGGACATTGCGCGGCAGAGCGCGCCAGGTATCGAGGCCCCCGACTTTCTGCACCGCTCTCGGCAGAAACTCCGTTTGCAGACGCTGCACCATATTCTGCGCGGCGCCTTGTGGCGTGATGGTATCGCCCTGCTGCACGGGGCGCATCTTGCCGTCGGCGCCCGCGATCTGGTGAGTGCCGTAGCCAATAGCCCACGCGCCCCCACCGCCGGCAGATTTGTCCCAGTACGGCTTGTCGCGGAAGGATTCCTCCTGCGAGAGGATGCCCTGAACGCCATTGTGATAGCCCGGCTGGATCTGCCCCGTCGCGCTGGTCCTGGAGCCATCGGCGCCGGTAGCGACTGCCGTCGGATATCCGCCAGACGGGCGCTGACCCATGCCGACAGACGTGGCGCCGGGAAACAGCGCATGCTGCTTCGCTGTCATGCCGCCTTCCCACGAGCCGCCAAGCATGCCGAGGCCTTCCCGCCCGCCGAGGTCGAAGTGCATCAGATCGACGGCGCCGTAGGGATGCTCGGCATCGTATTTTTGACCAGGCTGGACCGCCTTGCCGCTGAAGTAGCCGCCCCAGCGCGTAGCCTTGTCCAGTTCGGGATTGTTGTGCTGCTGCGCCGCCCTGAAATCCTGTGCAAATTTCTCGTAGGCGCGGAAGGTGGTCGGGTCTTGGTAATTAGCAAGCCTCTCGCCCTTCTCGTTGTAGAGCGCGACATCGACCGCCGCGCCCTTGCCGTGCTGGCGCGGATCGTTATTGCGGAAGCCGGATTCGAGTTGCGCATGCCAACCTTGTGGCAGACCTCTCGTAGCTTCCGTGATGTTATTGAGCAGGCGCGGATCGACGCCTTGGGCGTTAAATCTTCCACCAGGCGACATCATCTTTGGCGAACCGTTCATCAGTTCGTTGTAGCGCCCGCCAATCTCATTGCCGAAAGCCTGGGCTGTATTGCTGACCGCGCTACCGACAGCCTGGCCGGCCCTGTTGACCGTCTGGCCCGCGCTGTTGACGACGTTGCCGACTTGCTGGGCGCCGCCGGTGAAGATGTTGCCGACGCCGTGGAAGAAATCGCCCACACCGCGACCGAGGCCCCCAAAGAACTGCTCGATGGGATTGCCGTTGGCGTCGGTCGGCGCCCTGGCCGCTGCGCCGGCAGGCGCAACGCCAGCGCCGGCGGCGGGATGCGCCACAGGCGTCGGCGCCACCCTTGCGGGAGCCGCAGGGGCCGCAGGCTTCACAACGGGGGCAGGAGCCGCAGGCTGCGCGACATCGCCGCCAAGCGGCGCCGGCGACAGCGGGAACGTGCGGGCGTCGGTCACCCCTGGAGGCGGCGCGCCTCTGGCTTCGGGCGGAAGCACCAGGCCCGCTTCGTGAGTTGCGGGGACTTCAGCCTGAACCGCAGCAGGAGCCGTGGCGGTCGCGAGATTTGCCGGCTTGTCAGCGAGCGCGGCGACGTCTGACGGCCTAAGACCAGGCTGCGTGATCGGACCAGCAGTAGCTTCCTCGCGTGTCGTCGGCGTGGTCGAATCGTAGCGGGCGAAGCGGGCCTTCTCTTCTTCAGGTGTTTCAGGCGCCAGATCAGGCTTCACGCCCGTCAGCGAATCCGTCCACGATTGCGCATGACGCGCCTGATAATCCTTCTCCCGTGCTACAGCATCCGCCGCCTTGCCTTGACGCGCTTCCTCCGCGCCTGCAAGCGCGGCAGCTTCAGGAGATCTGCGCAACGCATTCGCCGCCGCAGCCTGTTCAGGCGTGGCCGGAACATCCGGTGGCCTTTGATATAGCTGCCCGCTTCCGAGATTGAGCGGCTTGTCGAAACCAGACCCTTCGACCGGCGCCGCGCCAGTCTGGGCATCGCGCGTAGTTGGCTGCGTGTTGAGCAGCCGCTCGCCCGAATTAGGAACAGAAGCAGACGCGGATTGGCTCGACCACGGGCCAAGCACACCTGGAGGCGGCGTTTCCTGCGTCGGCGGGAATAGTTTTGCCAACCTTTCCGGCGGTACTTCCTTGTGCAAATCTTCGCGCGGAATATGCTCCAATCGCCATGCGTCTTGCGCTTCTGTATCATTCGGGGCCATGCGACCTTGATTGGCCTCGCTCATGTTGTCTACGCTATTGCCCTTACCGCCCAGACCGGTTTGACTGTTCTCGCCCTCAAGATCCTTAATGCGATCCAGATTAAGGGCAGTTTGCTGCTCTGGGTCATCGTATGTACGCCCCTGCGCACCTTCGCTCATGTAATCGACGCCCTCGCCCTGACCGCCAGCGGCCAGGCCCTTGCGCTTGCGGCGCCGGCCAGCGACCATCAGACCGCCGCTGGCGCCGGCCAACGCCTCGCCCGCGCCCATTACGGCGCCAAGGGGAGCAGTGACGGCGCCGACGCCGGGAATGAGGGAAGCGAGGCCCATAAGCGATTTGGCGGCGCCCAGCGCCTGGCCGGCTCCGCTCTTTCCACTGCCGCCTGGCGGCTTGGGCGGATCGGGCAACTTGTAGGTTGAATGCACGTCCGGAATGTTTTGCTTCGTCGTGTCCTGAGTGGCGTTCGGATCGGGGGCTTTGTATTCATCCGTGCTGGCCGCGCCGCCATCCGCGAAACCGAGATACGACCCGCCATGGGTTGGGTCGTGATAGCCGTTCAGCGATCCATAGACGCCCATCGAACGGGCCAGATCGGCTTGCGCCAGGAAACCATTGTCCCAGTCGGGCTTGAACGACATGCCAGCCTTCGCTGCTGCGTCGCGGTCAGCCTGCTGAATGTCGTTCGCGCGCACTTGCGCATCTTGGGCCTTGCCCAATCCTTCTTGGTACTGAGCCGTCGGCGTAACGACATCGGCAACGCCAGGCGCCGCGAGGCCCTGAGATGAAGCGACGGCGGCAGGCGGCGCCGCAGCGATGACGACAGGCTCGCTGCCGCCGGTGGCCAACCCGCCACGGCGCAAATATGTGACGTCGGGTTGATCGGGTGTGCCAGGCGCTTTGTTCGCCACCACAGGCGCGGCAGGCGTGGCAGGCGCACCGCCAGCAGCAGGCGCGGTGGTCGTGGCGGCAGGCTGATCCTTGCCGGTGTACTTATTATAGGCGTCGCCAAGCGATTGGCCGAGGCCCACGGTCGCCTGCGCCGTTCCGACAGCCTGGTTCAGACCTGACGGCTTTGCCGCCGGCATGCCAGGCGCATTCGGCAGGCTGTAGCGAGCGCCAGACGTCGTTGGAACGTGACGGCTCTTGCCGCCGTACAAAGTGCTGCCGCTGCCCTGCTGCTGACCCTGCAACCCCGCCATGTGCCGCTGGGCGACAGACTGCCAGGACGGGTCATAGGTGCTGGCAGCGCCGCCGAGGTCGAAGCCGCCGCGATCATAGGCTCGACCCTGGTCGAAGTCAGTGACGCTGCCGCCGGCGCTCTTCATCGCCTTCTCGTGATCGACGGTCTTATAGCCGCCGGCCAGGCCCACCGCCTCCGGATGTTTCTTCTCGACCTCGTCGGCCATGAAGCCGAGGCGGGTGAGCTTTTCCGGATCATCCTTGTAGTTGAAGCTGTGGATCGGCAGACCGTTCTTGGCGGTGCCGATTCGCTTGATGTTTTCCTTCAACTTGCGGTCGGAGAAGAACGGCGCCTGCTGGGTGGAGTTCGTCGTCTGGCCCGACAGCGAACCGGTGCCCTCCGCAATATTCGCCATGAATTGCGCCGTCTGGAACGGATAAGACTGCTGCTGCTGGAATTGATTGTAGAGCGAAGTGAGGCCCGCTTGCTGGGTCTGCTGCTGCACCTGGCCCGCGCCCATCATCGCCTGCGCGCCGGCGAGGCCCGCCTGCTGCTGCGCGCCGGCCAATTGGCCGTACTGGCCCGCACCCTGCATCTGCCGCGCCAGGTTGGCCTGCTGCGCTTGCAGATCGAGCGCCTGCTGCCCCGTGGCGGTCTGGAGCGCCGTGTTGTAGCCCTGCTGGAGCACCGGCGCCATGGCGTTGCCATAGGCCAGCGCATTCTGCTGCTGAAGGTTCGCCGCCACAATGCCGCTGCGGTCGCCGCCAAAGGCGCCGGTCTTGATGGCGTTGCCCAGTTGGCCCGACTGCGCCGTCTGGGCCTGCTGGTTCATCAGAGCGCCCATTTGATTGGTGACGTTCTGAGTGTACGGGTTCATGTATTTGTTGATCTGATCGGAGTTCAGATCCCACGGATTCGCTGACCCCATCGCGCCTTGCGTCATGCCCATCGCCGTCTGCAAGCCGGGCTGCGCGGCGTTGGCATAGTTCGCGGTCTGTTGGAGGCCCATGTTCTGGGCCGTGGTCATCGGCGCGACGAAGGCGTTCGGATCGCTCGAATACTGCTGGAAGGGCGTTTGCGCCACTTGCTGCGCATTGGCGTTGACCGCGTTATAGCGCGCCAGGACTTCCGGCGGTATCGTGACCTGAGACGAAGCCTGCTGTGTCTTGCCGCCCATGACGCCTACTCCGCAGCTTCTTGCTTATGGCCCGTCTTCGCGTTCCAAAGCCAATAGGCGCCCGCCGGCGTCCCGAAATGCCGCTCGTAAAGTCTCACCTTACCAGCAGCGCGGTGCGTTGACAAAATACTGATTAGGAGGGGTAATTCGAGGCGCATGGCGGCGTTCTTGGCGAACTCGCACAGATAGCTGGCGCGCCCGCCCTGATAAAGGCTGCGCTGCACTTTGCGAAATTCTGGCCGCACGTAGATCGCGCGTTCGCACAGGACTTCCTCGACGCTATAAGGCGTGGTGTCCACGCGGAGCAGGATGCCGGCCTCCAGCATGCCTTCGTCACCCTCGATCACGCCGATCACGCCGTGGTCCCAGTTCAGGCTGGCCCACACCTCTTCCAGCACTTTCCTGGTGTTCACCGCGAGCAGCCCGTTCTCTTCCGCGCACATGGATGTCAGGTCCATGAAATTATGCACGTCGGCTGGAACGCCGTATCTCACTCGTATGTCGCTCATTGCTCTAGTCTCGCTTCGGTCCAGGCAGCTTTGACATCGTCTTGACGATGTGGCCGCGCATTTGTTTGACAAAATCATCGAGAACGCGGTGGCCGCGATCCAGGTCGCCGTCGCCCGCCGCCATCACCTCTTCAGGCGTCAGCGTGTATTCGCCGCCTGCCACAACGACCTTGACATCCTTACCGGTTTTCCCGCCAGCAGCATGCCCACTAGGTAGCGGTTCGCCATAGGGCTTGCTGGGATCGATGTTATAGGGAGCAGACCCAGCGCCATAAGGTCCGCCTTTATGATCATAGGGTTGCTCGCCGGCCCCACGAGGCAGGCCACCAAACATCCGCTTGATGTTCTTGAATCCGGCATTAGTGTTTCCTTCGCCCATGCCGCTGACGACGTCGGCGGGAATGACATAGCTGCCGCTCGGAACATGGACGGGCAGGTGATCGGTGCGGCCCGCGACCGCGCTGTGGATCGGGCCGGTGTGGACCTTGGCCGACAGGTGCGCGTGAACCGTGCTCGGAACATCAGGCGGCGTGTCCAGTTTTGAGAGCGTCGGCATGCCGCCGCCGGCGTCCCGTGCGCGCCTCGCGACATCGAGGGCGATGGCGACCGCCTGTTTCTGCGGCTTGCCGGCGCCGATCTCCGTCCTGATATTCTGGCTGACGGCCTCCTTGGATCCGGATTTGATCAGTGGCATGTCAGCGTCCTCTCGCCTGGTTGGCAGCGGAGGACGACTGGTTGCCCGCCGCCGATCCGGTCGAATAGGTCACGGTGACCGACTGGCCCGTCCCAGGCAAAACGAGCAGTCCATCGTTGAAGGTGGTGTTGACAAAATAAAAGCCGACGCTCATCGGAATCGTGGCGATGATGTGCTTGGGGTTGTTGCTGTTGCCGACATCGGTAGTGTCGCAAAGGTTGCCTGAAGTCGATCCCGCCGCATGCACATTGAGCATGGCGACCCGTCCCGCGCCATGAACGACCTGCGTAGGAGCCGTTAGCGTGAGCGACACCTGGGAACCCTGGACGCCGACATAGGCCCGCGCCGCGTCATTGATCGCCTGCGCGATGTTTTTGGCTGCGGAGAGGAGGTCGCCAAGAGAAGCTGTCATCAGTATTTCCCGTCTGGCGCTGCGCGATACCGCATGCCGCCGAGGCGCCAGAACGATCCGCGATCATTGCTCCCAAGGGTCACCTGCATCAAGCGCCCGCGAAGGCGCGGCGTGACGTAAGTCGATCCCACCGTGAAGGAAAAACTGTTCGTCATCAGCGGGTCTTGAGCGGGAAAATCCTTGGCCGTGAACGTCAGATCGACCGTCGCATTCTTGGTGACGCCATAGGCGCCCCACTTCATGTCGGGCCAGATCTCATCGACGAAAATCTTGCTGTCGCCTTCCGCCATCGCAAAATAGCCGGTCGCAAACCACGAGTGCATTGGCTGACCGTCGGCGTCGGGCGTCCGCTCATGCTGGAACAGGCGGATCTGACCATCCTCCGGGCTGACGCCCGCGCCCATCGGAGAGCCGAGGACGCTTTGGTTGACCCATGCCGAGCGGGCAATCGTGCCGTAGTCCCAGGCGTTCAGCACGTAGTTGAACTTGACGTAGGAATCGTTCTCGTGATTTGGGGAATTGACCGAGGTGAAGAACCAGGAGATCTCATTGAACATCGAATTGGGCGCGACCCGGACGTTGTCATAATAACGGCGGTCGATGCTCTGAAAGACGATGTCCCAGACGGGGCACGGGACTGGTTGAACGCCGGCCCCCGACAGCATGAAGAACTGGCGGTGGCTGATCCAGTAGACCACGCCATTGACCGCCCCCGCCCCCTTCTGCGCAAGCATGCCGCAGCCAGTGCCGAGTTCATTGAAGCTGTAGATGTAGGGCTGGCCGATATACTGCATCGACCAGACGCCGATATCGGTCCAGAGGATGCCTTGCTGCGCGGCCTGGAGGGCGCCGACGATCTTGGAGCCTTTCGGGATGCGGTAAGATCCGGCCTGGTTGGTGATCGTCGCCGCCCAAACGGTGTAATCGTTGACGTCGCACCAGCGGACGAGCAGCGGGTCTGGGATGCCGGTGAAGCTGGAACCCCAAGTGATAATCTGGCGCTGCGGCATGCCGACGAAAAAGCCATCATTGCAAGGCGGCGCCTCCGCGATCACCGCGAGCACCTTGGCGCCTGTCTCATCCTCCCACTGGTAGATGCCAGACACCGGAATGCCATCGACGACGGCGTTCCTGGGGCTGGCGAGCAGGATGCTGCCCCAGTTGTCGAAGTTCCAATCCGTGGCCGAGGCCGGCGTTCCTGGCGCTGTCGGCGCGCCGCCACTGTTTCGGCCATAGCCGCCGTCTCCAGCCGTGCCGCCGTAAATGCCGGCGCCGTAGCCGCTGATGATGTTGCTGGGGGCGCCGCCGATATTATAAATCAGGCGGAAGTTGCCGCCGTTCGGATAGGCCGACGCGCCTGACGTCGCGATCTCGTTCGCCAGGATGACGAAGTGATCCACGTCGGTGATCCGCTGGATCTCGTACTCGCGCGGCGCGAGCGTGATGTTGGCGACGGCGGTGGCGATCAGCAGCGGGAAGACATCACCAACCACGTAGCCGTGTTTCGGCAGCGTGACAGTAATTTCATAACTGTTGGTCGCCGTGGTGAAGAGCGGCGGAACAGCGGTTGTCGAACCCGCAGTCGTAGATGCCGCCTGCGGCGCGCCGAGCACCGTGCGCGCGACGATCTGATAGCTGGTGAAAGACGTCGTCGCGTAGACCGCATATTGCCCGAACAGGACAAGGCCGCCGACGGCGACATGGGTGGCGAAATAGACCGAATCCGTGGTGTGGATCTGGTCGAGCGATGGATCGGTTATGGAGACGAACGGACTGCCGGCCACGGTCGAAACCAGGATCGTAGTGTTCGGAGCGTCCGTATTCCTGAACAGCGGCGTGAGAGGCAGGGCGCCGCTGGGCGTCGCTGTCGAGAAACCCGTGGGCAGACCGGTGATCGGATTAAGCTCATCCTGCGCCCGCAAAAGCTCGACGCCGCCCAGGCCAGCCATCCCGACAGCCACGAACTTGTCGATGTCGATTTCCTGCCACACGAAGAGATGGCGCACGGCGTAATCGAAAACGCCGGTGTAGAAGCGCGTCCAGCCGCCCAGCTTCTCGACCAGGCCCAAGCCGGCTGGATCTTGCCTGAAGCGGATTTTGTCGCATTCCGAAATGCCGGCCATGTTCAGGACAGGCGTCTCGTTGGTGTTGACGCCGGGCTGGACTTTGAGAACCTGGTGCGGCATGGGTCAGCCCTTCATATTCGCCGGCGACGGCGCATCGCTCGACCCTGGCACCATCAAGAAGCGGCGCCGCATTTCCTCCACCATCGCGCCCTTCAGCAGGGTCTGGTATTGCGTCTCGTAATTGATCGGCATCTGCGGATCGGAGCCTGCCGAGCTAAAGTTGCGCTGGTACGCGCTCAAAAACACCATGCTCGCCATCAGCAAAAGATCAGGCATCTGGCTCGAAATGAAGGTTGTTCCGCTGTTAGGCTCAGAGTTCTTTTTCATGTACAGCGAGGGCATGCGCGCGGTGCCTGTGACATAAGCCTTATACGGCTGATCTGGCTTCGGCATAATGGAGTAAATGTGATATGTGGCGCCCGCCGGATTTAACTCGCCGCCGACAGGCGTGAAATATTTCGGGACGGCGGTATAGTCGGGATCAATGTAAACGGTTTGCCAAAACTCTTTCGACACCGGCGTCAATGCGGAGAAAACAGTGGTGTCGGTCACCCCCGCGAGAGTGATGTTTTGGACGGTGACGAGATCATCGAAGGGGATGTCCAATTCCCAGGAGCCATCCGCCAGCGCGTAGGAGCGCATTTTCTGCGACGCCAGGTGATTAAGGTCGCGCTGGATGCGAAGCTCCGCGTAATTCAGCATCTGTGGGACGACGCCATCGAGATTCGGCTCGGTGAAATGCATCACGCCACCGCTGTCTCCCTGCGTCGGGACGACAGCAAGGGTCGCGATGGCAGAGACGTAGCTGTTATAGGTGAGCGGTTCGCTGATCCCCGTCATGACGGCGGTCCCTTTTTAACGGCAGCATCATCAATAGCATTGCTCGCCTTCAAGATGAATGGCAATGCGACCGCCCAAATACTGAGCGCGGCGAACAGCACCTTCTGGATCTGCACGATATGTTCAGGCGTGACGAGAACCCCCGGCCACTCGATGGAGCCGTTGGCTGCGGCAGTCAGGACGGCGACGATGACCGATCCATTAAACACTGCTTTCCGCATCTCGAATCGCCTCTTTGAACACCCAATAATAGCCCTCGATGGTCGAGGCCTTGTCGAGGCCGTTGATGATCTTGCGGGCGTTGTAGGGATCTTCCTCGCCCTCTTCGGCGCTGAAGAAGTCGGGCAGGCCGACGCCGGTAAACCAGCCGTCGATCATGCCTTCGAACAGGATCACCGCCGACGTCTCTTCCTCGAGCATGCGGTGCGGGTATTTGACCATCGGCACATTGCGGTCGAATTTTTCCTTGAAGACAGCCTCGCCCTTTTCGTAGTTTTCGAACCACGTCAACTGGACGTGGCCGCGCCCGTAATAGGACTGGCCGTAGGGGCCGTCCGGGTCGGCGTAGCTGTGGCCCTCGCCCTTGCCATACTCCTCGATGGGCTGCATGGTCTGCGCGCTCTCGTGGTACACGGTCGCCAGCCCGTAGGACAGCCACATCTTGCCGTCGCGCGGGTTGGCGGCGGCATAGTCGGCTTCCCAGATGTTGAGCAGATTGTTCATGCCGTCCACCTGAGACTGCGCCATCCCGCCGCTGAACAGTTCGTCGCGGACGGCGTCGAAGAAAAACTCTCTGTCGATTGTCATGGCCTTGCCTCCAGCGCCTCGATGCGCGCCATTGCCTCTTGCAGCGCCTTGGTCAGCGTCGCGATCACCGTCCACGGGTTGGGCGCCTGCACCAGACCGGCTTCATCTTTGACGCCGGTCGCCGCGCTCTGGATCAGCGTCTCTTGAAGCTCGTGCGCGACGAAGCCCCAGTTCTCTACGCCATCGTCCCTGAACAGTGGATCGGGCGCATCGCCATTTTCTTTCGGCGCCTCCCATTCTGGCGTCCAATCCTTATGGAAATAGCTGATCGGCTTCAGCGCCTTGACGCGGTCCCACATCGACGGCAGCGGCGCAATGTCCCGCTTGATGCGGTAGTCGGAAGACCACGCGATCCAGCCCAGATTGGTGGCGTCCACAGAGCCGTAGAGATGGTTGTCGGTGTTCCAGAAGTAGCTGAACACGTTTGCGCCCAGCGCGCCGCCGGGAGCGCCAAGGCGGCACCGAAAACCATTCGTAGCGTCAATAATCCCGTTGGACGTAACAAGAGCCGTAGCGAGGGTTATCGCGCTCAAGTTGACTTGCCCAGAATAGCCAGCGTCCAACCCGCGTATGGTAAGGTTTCTGAACTGCCCGCCATTGCCAGAAGCGTCGCATTGATTGATGTACCCGTTAGCGCCGCTAGTTTGTACGGTCATCTGACCGCCAGAAGCATAAATACCGCTGCCTATTATGCTTCCGCTAGTGTATATTTGACCTGATGTAGATATTGCGCCGCCAAATGTAGTTCCAGCAGCGCCGCCATCGATATTAACAGCGCCGTTGGACAGGTTCCACGAGAACGGACGGGCAGTGCTGAACGCCCCATACTGGTCGCTCACCGCAGTCTGCAAGAGGTAGCAGCTTGCGCCATCATTGCGTATGCCAGCGCCATAGTTGCCGCCAACAAGGCGAAGCTGACCTAGATTGTCGAAGCTTTGTACGACTACGGCTTTAGAAAAAGTGGCAATCCCAGATGAACGAAGTATGGAGAACGGATAGTCTATGCCTGCACCAGCATCATTGAACCTTGCTATGCCAAAATTAGATCCGGCATTGCTGCCACTCTCTGCGGTGGTGTCTCCAATATCAATTTCCCATCTAGGCAAAGCATTGTTTTGACCAACAATATTGCATGCTTTTGTCGATCCAGCCTTGTTGAGCACAACCTGACTGTGACCAAAAGGCGCAGGGGATGCTGTGGTAGGAGTGGCTCCGTTGCCGTTCAACCGGAGGTAACCAGAGGCGCGCTCAATAAGAAACGGACTGCCTACGTACGCGCCTGCATCGGAAAAAGTGGATATTGTGAAATTTGACCCGGCATTGGCAGTGCCTTCAGCGGTCTGATCGCCCAGCGACACCTGCCAGCGAGCGACGCCAGCCTTAGTGCCAGTTACAACAGCGCCCACGCCGCTGGCCGCTTTATTGAGCGAAATCTGCGGCCACACGCCCGCTGTTGCAGTGAGGTTTAGCACACCGCTAGAGTTGGTCTGGTTCAGCGTCACCGCGCCAGTTGCACGGTTAATAGTTAGCGGGTTGTCGATAAACGCGCCCGTGTTGTCAAATCTGGCGAGGCCAAAATCAGAACCGACGTTGCCTGTGGCTTCAGCCCCAGAATCGCCAAAATTCATGCCCCAACGAGTCGAGCCAGCCATCTGGCCGTACACAGTTGAAGCTCGACCAGATGCGGGCTTGTTGAGGTATAAAGCGGCATCGGTAGCGGCTAAGGCATTTACCGTGTAACTCGCAGCAGCAACCCCCTGCGAAAACGTGGCGATGCCAGAAGCGCGATTGATAGCAAACGGCGCGTCGATAAGAACCCCAGCATCAGTGTATCTTTGCAGACCATAATTTGATCCAGCATTGCTGCCACTTTCGGCTGATGCATCTCCAAGCATTTCCTGCCATCTGGGGCTACCCGCCATCGAGCCGACGATGCGAGACGTGCCACCTGACGCGCTTTTACTCAGAACAACCGCTGGGTTTACACCATTGGTGTAAGAAACTTCAGTCGCCGCCACATTGCCGAAAATGGTCAGGTTTTTACCGCTGTCGAAATAGGCATGTTCAGTGACGCCATTACCGAAAGCTATTGGCTTGGAGCTTCCGCTGTTAAATTCGATATAGCCCATCTTGGTGCTGTCTACCTGACGGTAGATCTGCCAAGCGGCGGTGCTCCAATCCGATCCCGCCGACTTGCGCTGGATTTCAGTGCGCAGCGACTCGCCATTGGTGTCGGTTGAACCCGGCGAGAAGACGATCTGCGAGTTGCCCGCGACACTGCCGAGCGCCGTGCCGTTGATGACCACCGAGCCTGCCAAGGTGGGGCTGGTCGTGCCGACTGGATTGCCGGTGCCGTTGAGCGTCAAGCCGCCGAGGACGCCGCCATTGTTGTACTGGATCTGGCCGTTGGTGCCGCCAGCCGCCGCCGCGCCAGCCGCAACCGGCCCCCACGTCGAGCCGTTCCAGCCCATCAGGTTGCCGGTGGCAGGCGCGGTGGCGGCGAGCGGCCTGCCCTGAAGCTGGACGACCGTCATCGGGATGCTGGTGGTGCCAGATCCGGTGGCGTCGCCCGTATGGGTGATGGTCTGATTGCCGGTCAGATAAGCCTGCGCCTTGACAAAGGCGGTAGTCGCCAACGTCGTGTTGTTGGTGGCCGTCGCCTGCGTCACGCCAATGGTGCCAGTCGGCAACGATGGCGTCCCGGTGAACACCTGAGAATTGACCAGCGCATAGGGGTTCAGCAGCGTGGTGAAGCCGGCGCCCGACACCGTGCCGGTCGCGGACAAATTGGTAAAGGCGCCCGTGCTGGGCGTGGTCGCGCCCACTGCCGTGTTATCGACATGGCCGAGCGTCGCCGGGTTGATGGTGACCGTGCCGGTGCCGGTCGGTGAAAACGTGACGTTGGCGCTGGCTGGCGAGGCCGTCAGCGAGCCTGTAAACGTCGCCGCGCCATTGGCGCTCAAAGTGGTGAAGGCGCCCGTGCTGGGCGTCGTGGGGCCAATCGGGGTGCTGTTGATCGACGTCGCGGACAGCGTGGTAAACTTGCCGGTGCTGGGCGTCGTCGCGCCCACCGCCGTATTGTCGATGGAGCCAGCCGTCGCCGGGTTGATGATGACCGTGCCGGTGCCGGTGGGCGACAGAGTGACATTGGCGCTGGCTGGCGAGGCCGTCAGCGAGGATGTGAAGGTCGCCGCGCCGTTGGCCGCCAGCGTGGTGAAAGCGCCGCTGCTGCGCGTCGTCGCGCCAATCGCCGTGTTGTTGATGGCGCCGCCCGTGATCGCGACACTGTTGGCGTTCTGCGCCGCCATCGTGCCGAGGCCCAAGGCGGTGGTCGCCGCCCCGACGAAAGCCGTGGTCGCCAATTTGGTCGAGCTATCGCCAGGCGCCTGCGTCACGCCAATCGTGCCGGTCGGCAGCGAGGGCGTCCCCGTGAACACCTGAGAATTGATCAGGGCGTAAGGCCCCAGGGAAGCTGTGACTTGCGCCGCCGTCTGATAGCCGGCTGGGTTCGACGCCGCATAGCGCGAAGTATCGGAAGGGTGGACGTGATCGGCGCGCGCCCACGTCGTCCCTACGCCAATCGCCACCGTCCCGTCCATCGAGGGATTGGTCGAGGAAGCAACAGGAACATTCGCCGTCAGCGCATAGGGCGCGAGCAGCGCGGTGAACCCCGCTCCGGACACCGTCCCCGACGCCGACAGATTAGTGAAGGCGCCGGTGCTAGGCGTGGTGGCCCCGACGGTCGTCCCGTTGATGGCGCCGCCGGTGATCGCCACACTATTGGCGTTCTGGGTGGACATCGTGCCGAGCGCGGACGCCACCTGGTAACCCTGGGCCTTAACGAAGGCGGTGGTCGCCAGCTTAGTCGAACTATCCGCCGCCGCCTGCGTGACGCCCGTGGCGCCTGTCGGCATCGAGGGCGTCCCCGTGAACGCCTGGCTGTCGATCAGGGCATAAGGCCCCAGCGCAGCCGCCGTCACATAATTCGCCGGATTCGACGCCGCATAGCGCGAGGTGTCGGTCGGGTGGATGTGATCGCCGCGCGAATAGGTCACCTCGACGCCCGCCGAGGCCCCGCCGTCCATCCCTGGCAGGGTGTCAGATGCTGTCGGAACTTGCGCGTCAGTGACAATTTGCGCAATCGTAGCGCGCACCGAGACGCCAGCCTGCACAAGCTCCAATTGCTCTGTGCCAGTCAGGGCGCCGGCGGCGGGCAGGTTCGGGATCTGGACATTGCTCACGCCTGGATCTCCTCGATGACGAGGCAACTCTGAACCAGTCGGCCCACGTTGACAATGCAATCGACGCCGACGTCTGACGGGCCGATACAGAAGGAGAACATCTGCGGCGTCAGAACAGTCGGGATGCACTCATAGTCGAACAGCAGCGGCGAATCGGCAAAGGCGCGCGCGACGCTCACCGCCTTCTCGCCGTTCACGAACATGCCGCCGTTGATCGCGCAATCGTGGGCGGCGCCCACACACCAGACCTTGGCCCGCAGCCGCAGCCGGTTGCCGAGCGCCGACACGGCGGGCGCGAGCATCAGTTGCGGGTAGAAGTTCTTCTTCTGGAAGTCGGCCCCCAGAATGTAGCGTTCCTTGAACAAGTGCGTATTGTTGTCGTAGACGGACCACGAGCGGATGACAGCGCCAGACATCGGCGTGAAGGTCGGCCCGAACGGGCCAGGCTCACCCTGCCCTCCCCGTGGCCCCGGCGGGCCAGGCGGACCATCAGGCCCCGGCGGACCAGGCGGACCCGCGCCTCCCGGCGGCCCCTCCTTGCCATCCAGCACGAGGACGCCATTGGGGATCTCGCCCTCCAGCAGCCGCTTGCTGAAGTGCTTCACCGTGGCGCGATGGAGAGTGCCGCCCTGGACGACCTCGATATACTCCTCGCCTGAAAGGCCAATGGCGACAGGAAGGTTGAGGATGTCTGCGGCGCTCATGCCCCCTCCAGGATTTTGATGCGGGCGTCCTGGTCTTCGATGCGCGCCATTGCCTCTTGCAGCGTCTTGGTCAACGCCGCGATCACTGTCCACGGGTTGGGCGTCTGAATGTGATTAGGGATGTCCTTGACGCCGCTCGCTGCATCTTCGATCAGCACCGCCTGAAGCTCGTGCGCAAGAAAGCCCCAGCGTTCCTTTTCATCGCCTATGACCAGCGGCACGGCCTCGTCCACCGTGTTCCTGAAACCTTCTGGCGAGAAATCCTTGAGGCTGTATTTGATCGGGTTCAGGTTCTTGACGCGGTCCCACACCGACATCAGCGGCGCGACGTTCTCCTTGACGCGGTAGTCGGAAATATATTGGACGTAGCCGACGAAGGTGCCGCCGACATACTGGTTCATGTGGGCGCCATCCCAGAACTGGCACACATTCTGTCCAGCCGCGCCGCCTGATCCTTGACGACCGACGATGCCTTGAGCGCCATCAACCGAGCCAGAGGCCCCCATGTTTCCAGCGCAATTAACATTTCCAGCCGAATACAGATAAGTTCCCTGAACAGTCTGCCCGTTCACAGTTCCAGATGAAGTTACGTAAGCTCCCGAAACTGTGCTGGTTGCCGTAACATTTCCGCCAGTGATGGTGCCAGCGGCATTTACGTTATTAGCACACTGAACAGTTTGAGCAGTGAGGTATATGGCGTTTAGCGGAACTTCCACCGTGTAGCCAGAATCAACGCCACGAATGTGAAAATCACGGTACTGACCGCCATTGAATGACGCATCAGACAGCGTAAGCGTATTTGGTTGAACACCAGTGACCCACCTGTAATCGCTGCTGTTAGAATTAATCGTACCGCAATTCAGAGCGTTAATATTTGACGCCCCATTTACGCTAAAATTTCCACTTACGCCCGTAGTGGCGCCAATCAGACTAAGAGCGCCAGCACCCGCCGACGCCGTGCCTCCAGCGGATATGATGCGGCAATCATAATCAGTGCTGCTCGCACCGGAGTGAAAGTCGATGAAAGCCGCCGCATTCTGCCCCGGCCTGCCGAGTTCTATGGAATCGCCGGCGATAGCCGTACCTGTGCCAACCCTAAATCCAGTAGCGTAAACTTGCTGTGAGAATGTAGCGACGCCGCTGGAACGACTGATGGCGAGTGAGGTGTCGAGGTATGCCCCGGCATCGTTGAAACGGTATAGGCCAAAATCAGATCCGACGTTGCTGCCGCTTTCGGCGGCGCTGTCGCCAACCGTCACTTGCCAGCGCGCCTTGCCGTTCATAGCCCCGTATAACGCGCACACGCTTCCACTAGCTGGCTTATTCAACCACACATTGGCGTTCGCGCCGCTTGCCGAGAGTTGCCCGCCGTTGCTGTAGACATTCCCACCTAGCGTAAGATTGTGAACCAGCGTCGTGTCGCCATTGGAGCGAGTGATGCTGATCGGGTTGTCCACCCACGCGCCCGCATCGGTGAAGCGAGCAAGAGAAAAATTAGATCCTGCGTTGCTGCCGCTTTCCGCCACATTGTCGCCAAGGCTCAATTGCCAGCGCAGGGCGCCGCCAGTCTCGGCATAGATGGCGCTGGTGTTTCCCACTGTTTTATTGAGGGTTACGCTCGCTCCCGTGCCAGATCCAACTCCAGTCACGGTGACATCGGTGATGTGGCTGACGCCGGTTGAACCAGTCGTGCCGAGCGGAACGCCCGTGCCGTTCGTGGATATGCCGCCGAAAGCGCCTGCATTGTTATACTGAAGCTGGCCGTTGAGGCCGCCGGGGGTCGTGACTGTTCCCCCGCCGCCAGTGCCTGGAGGAATCGCCCAAGTCTGATCCGCGCACAAGAATTTGGTCGATCCGCCGCCTGACGCCGGAACAATGCCCGCGACAGTGCTGCTGAACTGGGGGAGCGTCGTCGCCGTGGCGTAGGGGCCGAAATTCACGCCATTGGTCTTGGTGATCGTGATGGCGCCGGTCGAGGCGACCAGAGTGCCATCGCCGCTCATCGTGAAGCCGGCGAAGCCGCCCGCGCCGTTGTTGTACTGGATCTGATTGGCGGCGCCGCCAGGATTGCCGGCAGTGCCTGGCGGGCCTTGCGGACCTGGAACCGTGCTGGCTGGCCCAGGAGGGCCGACAGGCCCAGGAGGCCCAGGCGGGCCTTCTTCTCCCACCGCAGCCAGTTGCGCCATCTGCTTGGTGGTGGCGCGCACCGAAACGCCGGCCTGCACGATTTCGAGCGATTCGTCGCCTGACAGCGCAACGGCGACGGGGAGATTGGGGATCTGGATGTTTGCCATTATTTGAGCGGCCCCGTGTTTGGAACATCCACGTTGCGGTAAGGCAGACCCGGATCATCGTTGCCAGGCGCATTCGGATCGGTGCCGGGCTGCTGGTTCAGAGTGCCGTTGGGTGCGCCGGTTTGCTGGGTGACGCGGGTGTCGTTAACTTGCGTGGTGCGCGTCGTCCCTGCGGGCTGGGTAGGCTGACCGCTCGCCGTGGGCGGCGGATTGAGATCCGGAACCGGAATGCCGGTCTTGCCGTCTGGCACGTAGCGATTGGTCGTCACGCGCACGTTCGCCTCCGCTACGCGATATTCCTGCGGGCGCGGGTTGCTGATCGGCATCGGATCGGCGGGAATGACGATGGCGCGAAGCTGCTGCTGTGGCGTATCGAGGCAATTGTTGCAGACCAAGATCTGCTTGTTGACTGTCGTCGCGCCGGCCCAGTCGAACTGGAATTGAAGATCGACGTGATTATAGACGAAGCCGCATCGGTCGCAGATCGCCGCCGCCTGCGGATTGCGGGAATTGATCCTGGCTCGACCGAGCTTCGATGCGTAGCCCACGGCTCACTCCTCAATTCCTGAAGTAGCCGCCGATCTGCGGGCTGATGTATTGCTGGGCGGTTTCGACGCCGCTGCGCGAGGCGGTATCATAGGCCTTTTCGGCAATGGGCGAAAGAAAGGCCAGGCGCTCTGGCGCCCAGGACATCGCCAGCTTCTCGGCCAGGCCGGTAGCGAAGGCGTAAAGCCACTCTGGCGGGACGGGAGGCTGCTGATCGTTGGTGAAATTCGAGGACATCGACTGCGTCAGATAGTGGTAGGTCAGGACGTAACCGTCGCGATCCGGCACCGGCCAGATGTGAATGCCGCCGCGCCCTGGAAGCTGGCGGTCCATCCAGAACACGCTTGGGACGCCCTGCTGGTTCTTGTTGGGGTAGCTCGCATATTCGGTGCGGCTGACCGGCATCATGATGCGATCCCTGCCATCGACCGTCACGAAGGTGTCGAGCATGACGATGGCCTCGTTCGGCACATCGTAGATCCCGACATCCTGGCCCAGGATGATCGAGATCTGGGAAACCTGCCAGAGATTAACGCCCTTGGTTGACCAGTCGGCCAGGAGGAGATTGGCCGCGATATAGGCGTCGGCCATATGCTCCTGGAGAATCGCGGTGCGCCTGATGCCGCACAGACCGAACGCATAGAGGGTGACGTCGCTAAGTCCCAGGGCGAAGTTGAACTTGTCGCTGTAAGTCATGCGAACCCCCTACGATGGGGCAGCTACACCACCTTGATCGTGATGACCGCGCGCCCTGACCCGACGACATTATCAGCTTCGACCGTCAAGCGATACTCGCGCCTGCGGAGGTGCAAAACGCCGAGGCGCGTGACGTGAAGCTCGCCTGCTTTATTGATGCTGAAATAGCCGCCGGCGACGGGCGGCTCAATCGAGACGATGGTGAACTTGTCGGCAATATCACCCCAGTTCCGCGCCTGGCCGATCTTCTCGTCTATGGAAACAGGAAGGTTGACGGTCAGGGTTTGATCGCGGAGCAGCGGTGCGTCGAGCGGCCCCAAACCGATACTGCCGCCGAGGCCTCCAGGCTTGGCTAGTCCAGGATGGGAGGCCAGCTTGTTGTGGCCGTTTGATAGGCCGGGGGGAGGCATCAGTAATCAGCCCCGCCAGCTTGACAGAAAGTTGCCGTCGCCGTTCCGGCGCCGCTGTTGAGCAGGAGGCGCGCGAAGACTGGTTTGAAGGCGTAGTTGCCCTGCAACACCGCGCCAGTGGCCATGGCGGCGGCGACCAAAGTGGCGTCGGGATGCGGCGCCCAACTCACGTTGGCGGGCGCAACCGGATTGGTCGGGCTGTTGGGATCGTCGAGGGTCTGCTGGATCGAAATATTGGTGGCCCCAGCCGAATTGATCTGGATCGCAACCCCCGGATCGCCGGAATCGTCGAAGCGCACCCACGCCGAGGACGTGATCGCCGGGCTGGAATTGGTGCCGACAATCACACTTCCCGCGCTCGTCACTGAACTGGTGATCGAGGTGACTGTCTTGTAGTTTTTGGTGGTGACGACCGTGCTGTTATTGCCGCCGACGAGAGTTTCGCTCTGGGCGGCGCCAAAGGCGTCGGTGCCGTTGATCGTGAATGTGGTGGCGACATTGCTGCCGGTCGAGGTGAAAGCAAGCTGGCGCGCCTGGTCAAGGACGACCGGATATGAAGTCAGGACCAGAGCGCCGCCGGGAGCCGCCGGCGGCACTTGTGACGCGCAAACAGCCGTCGTATTGGCGGCGGCCAGAGGCGCAGCGGAGACGGTGACTGGCCGCATGGCGTCAATCCTTCTTCGACATCAGCTTCCGCCCAGGCGCATGCGTACCCGCAGCGGCTGACGAGAACAGGTGGCTCTCGCAGGCGCCGCCGCTCTTGCGAGCCGCTCGACCACCGTGCGAGTGAGCAGACGCGCCAACCGGCCCGCCTACACGCTTTTTCTTGCCGCCCTTCTCTTCAGCCTCTTCCTTAACATCCTCGTTGCCGCCGCCGAAAGCAGGCTTCTTGCCCTTCTCAAACTTGCCCATCGAAGCCCCCTCAAGGTGACGGATTTTGGATGTAGTGGACGGACACCAGCGCGGCGCCGGCACTCGGAGCGCCCGCGCCCGTGACGATCTGGATGTTGAGCGCCGACGGATTTGGCGCGGGAACGCCAAGCAGCGTGTATCCGCGCTGGGCGGCGATGTTCGCCGCCGACTGCGTCATGGCCGGGAACGGCGCCGCCGCCTTCAGATCGGTCGCGCCGACGAGCGAGGCCTTGTTCGTAGTGGTGTCGGTGCCGATAGTGAGCACCGCCGTGGCGGGGCCAACCCACGATGTCAGCAAGGCGACTTCAAACCCCATGATGGTGGAGCCAGCCGGAATGTTGAGCGGGAAGTTGAGCGTCGAAGACGCAGGCGTCTGCGCAAACGTAATCATGGTGTCTTGATACAATTCAAGCTCACCCTGAGAAACAGCGGGGTCGCCTACGATAACCGGCCCCGTGAAGTGTGTCGCACCCATGTGCTTTCTCCTTCTGAGCCAGTATTACGAGGTCGGGAAGTTGCCGTAGACTGCTCGCCAGTTGTAGTAACCGAACGAATACCGCTCGTAACCTTTCACGAGCAGGTTATCGGTCACAAAATCGACTTGCATATCCGTTTCGAACTTTATTCTTTCCATGAAGGAAAGACCATCGATATTTGTGAGAAGGAACCAGGCGAAGGGCGAGGTCAAGAAGTCATTGACCATGAAGCTTTCAGACAGTCCACCCGAAGTCGAGAGGATGGCATTGACGTCGTTGTCTGCCGTGCCTGGCCGCAATTCTGTCTTGAGAAGACGAATTGCTACCGGTTCCAATTGCGGCGGGATGATAAGCTTCCGCGCGCGAGCGAAAACTTTCAAACCCGCCTGGTCCTTGAAGTTGGTCCGGACGCCGATCATGGCGTTGAGCAGGGTCGATTCACCGAGATCGACTTGCACCGCCGGCGTGTTGCCGACGAGGCCGCTGTCGATGGGATGATCGACCGCGCAGAGCGCCTTGCCGTCGCCGCCGATTGTCTGATTATAGGCCTGGGCCGTATTCAGGACGTTGGCGCCGTAGATTTCCTTCGTTTGCTGGAAGGATTCGATCAGGCCGAGGTTGGAGGGATGGAACTGGGTCTTGTAGAGGTTGTCGTCGATGGCCTTGCGGGTCATCGCATATCCCAGGCCAATCTCGACGTGCTCCTGGTTGTAGACGTAACGCTCGCCGGCGCCGTTGTCGAACTGGGTCTGCCCGCCTTCAGTCTTGAGGGCGGCGAGGCCCAGGTAGCGCATCTCAGCCGTGCGCTCCAGCGCCATCTTTGAGTTGTGCTTGGTAAAGATCTTGTCGTACTGAGACGGGATCATCTCGTACTTGCCCTCGATCCCACGGAGGCCGGGGAGCAGAAGGTCTTTGATGGCGCTAAGATTGACGGCCATGACGGGTTACTCCTTTGTGATGGCCGGATCAGATGCCGGTGAGGCCACGGGTGACGACGTTATTGAAGCGAACGATGGCCCAGTCATAGGGCTTGGTCGTCGCATCGCTCGGCACGAAGGTGCCGGGGGAGCCAGCGGGCTGCTGGTGGATCCTCACAATGATAAACGGATCGAGCGCGGTGCCGAGCGTCGTGGTGTCGAGGAAGGCTCCGGAGAAGCCGTTGGCCGGATTCGGGACGCCCATGTTGATGCCGATCAGCGCATTGACATCGGCCAGACCGAGGCCGGTGGCGTCGGACTGCGCAATGAAATGGGCGTTCGGATCATTGATGATCTGAGCGGTGACCGAATTGCCAGACGCGACATCGCTGCCGGGCCAGTAGTTTGACCAGACGGTGCGCTTCTGCGAAACGGAAAGATATTTGCAGCCCTTGAAGATGCCGGCGATGCCGGAAGCCAGCACGGCCAGGGTCTGCGTGGCGGGGCCGACGGTGCCGTCAGCAAGCGGAACCACGGGGTCGCCTTCGTAGATGGCGCCGGTGTTGTAGTTGACGACGACTTCGACGTGCTCATAAGTCGGGGCGCTGCCCAGACCCTGGACCTGCCGGAACCCGAAAGGCGCATTGATATTGGCCATAGCTCACCCTCCTCTTTCAAGGAAGACCTGCTATGCCACACCGGGGGCTAGGGGAGGTCCGAAAAATACGGCTTCTCACAGCGGGGAGAAGCGAGTACACGTTTTGTACATCCAAAAATACGGCGCCGTCAAGCGCCGTCAATTATTTGGCACCGGCATGGCCTCGTAAGTCTTGCCGAGACGGGTCAAGGGTTCACCCTTGTTGTCGCGCCCAAACTGGCCCGGAGGCGCCGCAGTAAGCTGCTCTTCCTTGATGCGAACCTGGCGGCGGGCCTTGTCGCGCTCAAGCTGCTTGGCCTCCAGCGTGATTTCGAGCGGGCGCTCCATAAGCTGCATGCCGCGCCGCATTACAGTCTTTTCCTTAGTGCCGCGAGGCATCAATTCGGGATGTCGATCCGACGGCACCGGCTCCCAGCCCGTGCGGGCCAGAGTGACCTGATAGGACGACTGCTCTTCGTTGAGGATCGAGAACAGCTTCCACTCGTATGACCACCCTTCCGGAATGATCGCGGGGTTGATGTAAAATTCATCGGCGCCCTCGTCGAGAACGCCGTTAGTGAAGTGGCCGCGCAATTCCAAGGTGCGCCGGGCGGCGCGGTCCATCGAGGTTTCGACCGGCTGGCGAAGCGGCGGGCGCTCAATGAAAGAAGGCGCCTGCATGGCCTCTTCAACTCTCGGCTCTTGGGTGGTGAAACGCTGCGGAGGCGGACGGTTGACCATTATCTTTTCCTCAATGCATGCGCCCAGCTTTGCGCATTTCCTCTTTGGCCTTGGCGTATTCCTGCTCGGACATGCCAGAGATCTCGGCGTATTCGCGCTCAAGCGGCGTCAGCACGGCGCTCCTGCCGCTCGACCCACGGCTGACAGGCGCAGCCGGCGGGGCCGATTCACGCTGCGGCGCCGCCTTGGCGGACATGGCCTGCGGATCGTCGGCGCCGGTGTCCAAATCTTGGCCTGCGGGCCTGTCGTAGACGAGCGCCTCGACCGAGCGAAAATAATCGTCCGTGTCGGGATCGATGTCGCGAGCGACCGTGATGTTGTGGGCGGCGACCATCTTGGCGTAAAGCTTCTTGTCGCGGGCGCATTCCGGATGCGCGCGGACCCAGGCGGCGGATTTCGCCGTCAACTGGCTCGCCAATTCCTCGACGGGATCGATGATCGTCTTGATCGGCTGCGGCGGCGCCGGCGCCGGCTGCGCCTCCATTGACGCCTTGCCGTTTTCAAGCTGCAGCAGGCGGGCCGAATTGTCGCCAAGCTGCGACTGAAATTCAGCGGCGTTGTCAAAATCGCCATTGCGCATCGCTTCAGCGTAAGCGGCCTTCAGGGCGTTGGTGTGCTCCTTGACCCGCTCGATGGCGCTGATCACCAGTTTAAGCTCGTTGTCGGCCACTTCGACCTGCGCGCCGTGTGCGGTGGTCGCGTATTCGTTGGCGCGGCGTTCCGCCTCGATGCGCGCGGCGCGCTCGCGGTCGAGTTGCGCCCGCAGTTCGACCAGCGGATCGCGCTCTTCCTTGCCGCCATGCTCCCAATCGGTGTTCGGATCGAAGGCCGGGATGCTATTCGGATCTTTCGCCATGTCGCTCACCAAATGAGATCGGGGCTGCTGATGCGCCCCTTGACAGCCGTATCGGTCAGGATGCGGCACAGAACGCCGCTGACGGTGATGTTCCAGCCATCCGAGGGGCGAAACAGGATCCAGTCATGCAGTTCGATGTCAGGGAACTGCCATTCGCCGCCGCTGATGAAAGCCTGGGGGCCTTTCTTGACGACGAGGCCCAGTTTGGACTGGAAACGATCCTCGTTGAGGGTCTGCTGGGCCAGGAACAGGCCGCTCTTGGTCTTTTCGGGCCTGATGTAGACCGCGACCAGCAACTGATTGTGGAAAAGTTCGACCCCTGACAGATCACCAAGCTCATCCAGAAGCTTCAGGCGAGGTTCCAGTTCATGTTGCATTTCGGCAAAGGCCATGCGCGTCTCCTGTGACACGCAATTACTCGCACACTGTCAGTGCGCTGACAATAGGATTTAGAGGCCGCGCTCGCGGTCGTTGGCCTTCTGCTCGGCCTCATCGACGGTGTCGATGGCGTTGTTGAGGCCGCGTATGACGCCAACCGCCTCGCGATAGGCTTCGAAGGTCGTCATGCTGGCGCCGTATGCGAGGTCGTTCTTTTGAGCTTCGATCTGCTCGCGCAGGAGCTTCTTCAGTTCTTCGGCAAAAACGCTTTTGAAAGTCTGCATTAGGGCTTGAACCTGATTTGTTCCTGATGTAAGACAAGCTCAAGGTGACGACCGAGGGTATGAGGGCCGCTTCCACGGATGTACTGGAAGCGGCCCTCTGTGTTTTCAGACCGGCGTCGGCTGGGTTCCCCAGTCGGCCTTCACCTCAAACACCCAGGCAAAACCAGTCTTGCCGACGCCTTCGCCGCCATCGGGGCACTTTTTCGGTCGCGCCTGCGGGAAGGCTTCGACCGCGACCCAATGACCGCCAGGCACAGGCGCATCGCCTTTCGGCTCTGCGACCGGAAGATCATCCGAACCCTGCAGCCAGCCAACCGCCTTGGTTTCGCCGTCAACCACCACGCAAATCCTGCCGGGGCGATGGGGCGCGCCAGTCGGCAGCGTTTCGCCTTCAGGCAGCGCGATGGCTTGCACCACGGGAATGCGCGGCACGGGAATAGGATGGCCGGGAGGGGCCGGAAGAATTGGACCCTGTGAGGGATAAACCGGCAAGCCGGGCAGGCTGTTGTCGGGATGACCGTAGCCAGGCAATCCTTGATCCGGATGACCGTAGCCGGGCAGGCCCTGATCGGGACGCGGGCGCCTGCCGGGAAGATCGTGATCGGGATGACCGTGACCAGGCAAACCCTGATCGGGATGTCCGTAGCCAGGCAAATCCTGATCGGGATGGCCGTAGCCGGGAAGGCCCTGATCGGGATGACCGCCAAAGCCAGGGCGCCCAAAGCCGGGATCGACCGAGCCGGCCACGTCACCGATCTCGGCCACTCCACGAATTACAACATGACGAAGCACCATCAACTTTCTCCTATTTGATTACCTGCCTTGGCAGAAGCGGCGATAGCGACGGCAGTTGCCGTAACCTTCCTCGCCGCGCTCTTCCTTGTATTCGCAAGCGCGCCGCAGTTCCTCGCACTGCCCGCCCCAGCCGCGCTCGCGGCCAGGACTTACCGCAACGCCGCCTGGCCCAATCTCGATAGACTGAGCACGAGCCGAAATGACAAAGCCGGCAAAAGCGAACAGCAGGAGGAGGATCCCCAAAGCGACAACAAGCGCGTGATCGACAACAGACTTTTCGAAGCTCACTTCCCACCTCCTTTGGCTGGAACCAGGCCATAAGACCTGATCTTCTGCAGACGGCCTTTGCCGCCGCCCGATCCATCGTCAATCGGATAGGCTCGACCGCCATGCTTGCGGCCCATCGGCCCGCCCGGAGGCGGCATCGGCATCGGCGGGGGCGCGCCCGGCGGTCCCTGCATGCCTGGAGGTCCAGCCATCGGCGGGGGCGGGGGCGCGGGAGGCGGCACAGGAACCGCCCCCGGCCCCGGCGGCGGCCCGGCCAGGGGAGGAGGTCCGCCAGCATCGGGAGGAGAGGCGCCGCCAGGTTGCCCAATGACAATATTGATGTTCGTCCTGCCCTTGGTCTTGCCGCCCTTGGCGTAACCGTCGCGCGGGCCGAGCTTGATGTTGGGGGCGTAGACGCCGCCGCCTTCCTTGCGGGCCTTGCCGCCGCGCTTGGCGCCGAGGCCTGGAGGCGGGCCGGCCTGCTCATCGGGGGGCGGGCCGGCCTCATCATCAGCACCCGGAGGCGGCATCGGCGGCGCCTTGTGCTTCTTCGACTTTTTATGCTGGTGCTCCAGCGCGCTGATCAGCGCATCCAGCTTGCCCGAATCCTGGTCCGTTCCGGAAGGTGAAGCTTCGGGCGGGCCGGGAGGCGGACCGGCGTCCGCCGGCGACGGGATCGGTCCGCCGTCGGCCTTGTGGTGTGCGACCAGCTTCTTGGCGCATTTCTCGTCTTCGGCCTTGTGCGGGTGACCGCCCTTCGCCATGCCGAACATATGGCCGCTGCCACTGCCCGCCGAAACGCCCAAGGCGTTGGTCGGCACGTTGCCGCCGACTCTATTGTTGGCGTCGATGGCCTGCATGGCGTTCGCAGCCGCCTGATTGTTGACAGCAGTCTGGCCGCCAATCGGGCCATTGCCGCCGCCGCCAAATCTGCCGGTCCTGCCGCCTTTCTTCATGCCGCCTTCACGCTTGACGTAGCCGTCGCGCTTCTCGTTGGCTTCCTTGACGTCGCTATTGTAGATGGCGTTGCCGAACATGGAACTGGCGTTGGCCGCGCCCCCGCCCTTGCGCGCAACGCGCCCGCCATGCTTGAAAGCCGCCGCGCCCATGACGGCGCCGCCGCTCTTATACGCTCGCCTGGAGACGGGTCGCAGGCCCTCCTGCTTATCGGCGTGAATTGGATCCTGCTCGACAGGGCCGAAATCGCTGCAATCGACTTTGCCTGCGGACGTGGCCGTCCCCAAACGCTCGGCCTTAGCCCGCATCGCGGCGCGGTATGTTTTGGCTTGTTCGGACATCGATATGGTCCTCTCGGTTTACGGCTTACCGGAGCCGTGGGGTTATGACTTGGGTAGCTTCAAGCCACCGGAGCCAATCAGGCACTGAATCAGATCGAACACAACATAGATCACGAAGATCACGATCACCGCCCAGACGATAATTTTGACGATTTGCAGGATGACGCCGACGGCGCCGCCCAGATCCCCGACTTGGGCCAGCACCCAAGGCACGAAAAGCTGGAGGATGGCGATCAGGGCGCCGACGATGACAACCCAAATGAGCAAATTCTCAAGCCAGGCGAGCGAGAAACACATCGGCGTCATCCTTCTAGCTAAATCACCGTATCAGGTTACCGGGGCCGTGTCGCGGCCAATGCTTTGTCGATCATGCCGCCGCAGGCATAACCTGGCGGCAGGATCAGCCCCGACTGCCGGGGTGCTTGCGGCGCAGGTGCTCCGGGAGGTCCATTTCCTGTTCCGCCGATAATTCCTTGGGGGGCTGGCCCGCGTGATCCAGGGCCAGGTACGAGTCCCGGTCCACTGGCACCCCGAACCGGTGCATCAGGCGTTCCAGAGGTGTCGTGCCACTCCGGTGGCCGGATGCCCCCCGCGAAGTCGTGGATTTCTTTGCGGACATCGTCGATTCCCTTCTTTCCGTTCTTGTAGTCGTTCCAGATGCTGTCGATATGGGCGTTGTTTTTATCAGTTTTGAAGGTGTCGGGGAACAATCCTCTGATCGCCTCCCACGTAATCGATTGCATTTCGCGCGGCAGTATACCGCGCTCTTTGGCGGCTTGGCGATAGGCGTCGGCGTAGAGCGGATAGGTTCCGTTCACGCCGGTGGCGTTGGAGCCGCCGGCGCCGGGAACGCCCTTGCCGGCGTAGTTGCTGAAATTGTGCGCCACCTCAAGCGAATTGCCCGACAGCGCGCGCAGCAGGCCGGCGGCGACCGCATGGGTGTCGATGGTGACGTCGCCGTGCTGGGAGTTGGGATCGAGGATGTTATTGTAGAAATTGCGAACCTTGTGGCGCTCGCCCATCAGGCGGTTCATGAAGGTCGGATCGCCATTGCTCTCGATGGCCTGCACCGCCTTGCCGATTTCGCCCAGCGAACCCCAGCCCGCCCTCGATGGCGATCCGTCGGCGTTCCGGGCGACCTCGCCAAAATGACCTTCCGGCGTGGCGATCTTGTAGCCGGGATCGCCGTGGGTCTGATCGTGCATCCGGATCCACAGCGCCTTCATGACCGCGCGCTCGTCGCCGGGAATGTGCTTCATGTCGTCGATGTCGCCCAGCGACTTGCCCCTGATCGCCTGGAAGATTGGCTCGTTCTTCTCGGTGGCCAGCTTGTCCAGGCCGCGATAGGTGCCCTCCATTTCAGGCGAAAAGGTTTCACCATGATATGCGTTATTGCCGCGCCCCTTCATCGCATGCAGGACGCGCTCGGCCAGCGACACGTTCTGAAACCAGTCCTTCTGCGGCGACAGCGCGGCCAGCGCGCCGGCGGCGGACGCCTCCGAGACGCCGTATTTTTGCGCCCACTCCTTGGCCAGCTTGTTGGCGCCGTCGTACCACAATTTGGACCGCTGCCGGGTTTCGTTGGGCACCTGATCGTGCAGCCACAGCAGGTTGTCCTTGACGTGATTGATGAAATGCTCGGCCATATCCGGGTTCGACAGCTTCGCCGCCCTTTTCGAAACATTCGGGTAGTGCCGCAGGATATCGACGTTCTTGTCGAACAGCGCCGGCGTCGCCCGCAACGCAGCCATGTTGACGGTGCGCGGCCCTGGCCCCAGATCGAGCGGCTTGGCCCCGGTCGCCAGCCGGGTGTCGATGCGGGCCGGGTGATCGCCCGGCATGATGATCTGGGGAATCGGCGCCAGCGCAGCGCCGCCCTTGGCCATCGGCGCCCCGCCGCCGACGACATGCGGCAGCTTGTCATAAAGGCTCTTGGCCGTCAGGAGCGCAGAGTGGATCGCCTTACCGCCTCTCGATGCCATTAGTTCCGCGCTCCCTGCTTGCTGGGGGTCGAATTGTGCAGTCCTGGCCCGGATATTCGATGGGTCGAACATCACCACTGCGGGGCTTTTGTTTGAAATGCTCGCGCTGCGGCCTCCAGGCTGCAATGATCCGTATCGAGCATCGTATTTGACGCCGTCGTAGCCGTGTTCCTGGATGACGCGCTTGGCCTTTTGCGGGCTGACGGCGTCGATATGACCCTGAAGCGGCGGGGCGAATCGACGCCCCTGCTCATCAGAGTTCCAGTATGGCTTGCGGCCTGTTCCCTTCAGCAGCTTATCGAGAATGGCGTGATGCTCGCCGCCTTCGGGGATAAGCTGGGTGGCGTCGAGAATATTGCCGCGCACATGAACTGGCGTGACGTTGCCGCCAGGCCCTTCGGCGTAATGGGAGGCAAAATCCGGATTTTGCGCAAGGTGAACGCCTTCCAGGCCCATTTGCTCGCTGCGCGGAGCGCGCTTGGCGGCGAAAGCCGGCAGATCCTTAGTTGAGCCGTGAAACCACGTCTGCGACGGATCGAAGCCAAGGGCTTTCGCGCGCTCGTTCATTTCTTGGCCTTTGGCTTGGCGGCTGCAGGCTTGGGTTTCGGTTTGGCTTTAGCGACCGCGATAGCCGCCGCTTTCTTCACGCCCTCCAATTCCTTCTCATGCGCGTGGGTCTTTTCGGTGATCGCGTGATCGTGCTCCTGCTCGCGGCTCAGTATGGTGTGATCGTGATGGATCTCGGCGGCGGTGCGCTGGTCTTCGGCACGGGTGTCCATGACCTGCTTGGCCATATCGACGGCGCTCTGCCTCGCCTTGAGGCGCTGCTCGTCGTCGTGGTGCGAATCCTTCATCGACAGTTCGCCCAGCTTCAATTGGATTTCCTTGGCCCGCGTCTGGGCGTTCAGCAGGTCGGCCTGGGACTTGGCCTGCATGACGGATTGGTGAGTGTCGGCCTGCTGCGCATGCGCGTTGGCCTTGATGCGCTCCGATTCGGCGCGGTGCTGATCGACCGGCGTGTCCTGCTGGATCTGGCCGGTTTCGTCCATGCCCATGGTCTGGGCTTCCGCCATCAGGTTCATGGCGCGGGCGCCGGCCTCCTTGGCCCGCGCCTGGGCGGTGACCATCGCCGCCTGCGAGGTGAGGGTCTTCGCCGCCGTCTCAGCCTGCTGCTGGATGAGTTGCGGGGGAGGCGCGGCCTGGGCGCTCGGCGGCGCCATGAATTGCTGCGGATTGTTCCAGCCCAGCGCCTGCAGCGCCGCCGTATCGATGGCGATGGGGTCGTAGAGACTGGGGTTTTGCTGCTGCAACTGCTTGAGCGCCATGATCTTCATCACGCGCTGGCCATGGCTCGACGTATTCGGATCGGCCTGCGGGGTCAGGTCGGCCTGATCGAGCGCGGCGCGGAAGTTCTGCTCGTCCCACGGCGCGGACGGCTTCTTGTTGCGCTGCCAGAACGCCTTGGGGTTCTCCTTGAAGCAGCGTATCAGCAGGCGAAATTCCTGCGATTGCGCCGAGTGCATGCGCTTGTGGACGTTGTTCAGCACCTTCTGGGCCTGCTCGATCATCGCCAGGATGGTGCCGACGGGGATTTCGGCCTTGCCTTCGTTGGCCGGCAGTTCGGCGGTGCCGCCGCTGCGCTGGCCGGTCTGCACCATGTTATCGACCAGGGCCATCAGAGCTTGAGACGGCGGCTGGTAAGGAAGTGGCATAATCGCCTGATTGATGGGAAGACCGCCCGTCTTGACGAGGACGCCGCCGCCCGGCGGTACGCGGAAGATATTCGTGTTCTGTCTGGCTCCCGTATCAGCCATGAGAAAGCCGGGAAAGTTGTTAAACATTCCAGCGTCCAGAAGCTCACGCCAAGCAGCAGTAACAGCATTGGTAGTGTTCCCCAATATATGGAGCAGCCCAATGTCGTAGAATCCCAATCCTGGCACGTAAGTGTATTTGACGAAGGTTTCGCGAGCTTCAGGAAGCTCCTTCGTGTCCTCATCGTAGTTGCGGACGACAGAGAGGATTTTGCGGCTGGAGAGATCGATGGTGACCCGGTAGGGGATTTCGAGGCCGGTGATCTTGCCCTTGTATTTGTGCTCATAGCCTTTGAGGTCGAGTTCGCAATAGCACTCGTAGATCTCGCGGTCACGGTCGTCGGGCCTCGTGGTGGTGGCCTGGATCCCTTGCTGGTTTTTGGCTGCTTCCTGGGCCGCGTCGAGGCTCTGC